GTCGAAATTTAACATTATTTGCATCATAGTTTAAAGTAAAGTTATTAAGCCAGTCTAAGGCATCTAACTTATCTTCTCCTAATAAATCTTTAAGCTCTACTGTATTACCAAAGAATGTAATGCGATATGACTTAGGTCTGCGATTCTGCAAGTCAACACCCTCTAACTTAATCTTACCTTTTTTAAATGGCAAATGGTTTAGTTCAAGTGTGGCATCTTTTTTTGTTCTCGCATCAAAGCCCCCTGTGATATCAAAGTTATAGTAGTGTTTGAATATCTTGTTGTTTGCTTTAGATGCAGGCAGAGTAAACGTCTTTGTAAACTCTGTAAATACCTTAGCGATATCTTTGACGTTTTGAATAGACTGAGTGATAGATACGCTTTCGTCTTTAAACATATCCACTCTTTGATTCTCAATATATAGCTGTATGCTCTGCACTATCTAATGTTGTTTATCTTATCAAAAGCGTGTTCAAACTCTACTGTGTAGTTTGCAAGTTTATCGTTAACACTTGTCTTGTATGTGATTGATTTGGTTAATGGGATAACAGGAATAACTTTTTCCTCTGTTTCTGTTATTTCTGTGTACCACACCTGCTCACTTATTAACAATTCCTCTAATACAGCGTTATGGTCGTCATTAACGTATCCTGTGTTCATTGTGATTCTATCCTTACCCTGTGCTAAGAACGCCTGTTGCTGATGCTTATACGTTTTGTAGCTTAGAGTAGATTGGTCGAATATAGATGCCTTAAACTGCTCAGAGGTTACGTTTGTTGATTCTACTGACTTCTTAAAAAACCACAAGTCTTGCAAAGCACCAAACTTATTGACGAATGTAACTTTGTAGGGTTCGTATTTACATTCCTCTGTGCTTAATATCTTAACCACCTCTACGCTATCGTCTGTTGCTATGTAAACCTCATCTACAAGACCTATATCTAATTGATTCAGGAAGTCTGTTAAACATCTTGAGGTTTCAAGTGTACCCCCATCAGCTAAAACTCTTTCCTCATAAGTGTCGGTATTATCAGAGCCACTAACTGTAACGTAGTCTATCTGTGCGTTTGTATTTGTAGAGCTGCTTATTGCGATAGTTCGTTTCTCAACACCTTGATAGAAAAATGACACGCTATTAGTGTCCTCTGTAAATACAGGGATTCTTACGTTGCTATCGTTTAGTCTGAATATAGTATTGTTTGATAGTAATAGCCCTCTTGATAGCTGAGGATTTGTACCCTCGTGAAAGTAACCATAACCATCGAACGCTATATAGTTGTTGTTATCAGTATCAATAGCTGTGCCACCACCATCTGCTAAAGGGTATTGTGTTATATCAGATTCTACCCATACTGTTTGGCTGTCGTATTCACCATCAAACTCTATTTCTAGATAATCCCTTACAAGTTCGCTAATCTCAAACACTACATAAGTATTCGAGTCTATCGTGTTCTTGGTTATAGTATATTGTGGCGAAGCTGGTTTGTCTGTTGTTAGTACACCTGTATAGATGTACAACTCCATTGTAGCACTTGCTAAACTGCTATCTTCTGTTTTCTTATAAAACGGACTTCTTACGTTTATCTTAGTTGCCATTAAATTCTTTTTTTATTTCATTAGCCATATCCATTCCGATTGCTATTGCTAGGTCTTTATCGTATTTAATAAAAGCTCTTTCGTAGGGTTTTGTAAAAAACATAGTAGGCTTTATACCTCTACTATAAATATTCTTTGCTACTATATATCCAATAGCTTCGTAGTTACCTTTTGCAAACTTTCCTTTTTCGTCTCTTAATCTTAATCTTTTAGACTTAGCCCAAACACTCATCTTTTCTACAAAGCTATCCCACGTACCCCTTGCAGATCCACTACCAAAACGATAAATAGAATTAGGTGCTTGTTGCCCTGTTATTTTAGCATTTGGAGAAACCTTGCTAGGATCTTTACCTCGCACCCCTTTATCGACAAACTTTCCGTAGTCGAGCATAGTAAAGGATACTTCCGTTGCGTTTTTCTTTTCCAGTACATTATAGCCGAGACTCTTATATAGTTTGTTCTCATAACCTTTTTTTGCTTTAGTAAGATTACTACGAGATTGCTGTACTACGTACTTGCCCCATTTTTGCAGTACTTGATTTACGTTTAAGAATTGCATCGATCTATATTATTTCGTGTTACTAGATCAAAACTAAAAGCCCATCCTGCCATTAAATTTTCAAAGCGATCTGTAAACGGCTCTGCAGTTACCGACCCTCTATCTACGTAAGTATTTCCGTCATATAGGTTTCCGTTAAATAGTTTATCCGTTAATCGGTTTCCTATATTTAGCATAGTATTTAAAACATAGAGTTCGTTATCGTCTTGATAGATACTAGGCTCATCGGTAGTATCCGAGTGAACGATATCCATTAATAGAACTGTTACGCTATAAGTAATTATACTGCTTTCAAATCTAGCATTACCTACTACGATATGAGCTAATGGAAACATAGTTTGCTTTGATAAGTCTATATCGCTTATATCTCCAGTTGTTACGGTAGTTATATTAGGGTCGTTTAGTAGTTCGTCTCGTAGGATCTCTACGACTTGAAGATAACTCTGCGCTCCTATATTTTCATTTACTGCCATTAGTTAAATTTCTTTTTTATCTGTTTGCTTTCTAGTTCGTTCTTTTCTTTTTCAAATGCTAGGAACGTTAAACACTCATTAACTCCGAGTTCGGTTATAGCATCAAATCTCCTAATATCTCCTTTAGCGAGGGCGTATATGGATTGATACCAGTTCCACTTTTTCCCAAAGCCCGCAACTGCGCTAGTAGTGCTGGATCCTCCACCTCCGAAGAGTTCATCATAGCGTTCGACAAGTCGATCCCTAAATGATAAAAAAAAAGTATTGAAGATACGACAGCACTCATTGGCATATTTAACATCGCATCGTGGTAAAGATCCCCCTCGTAGGGATAGATCTCGTATTTTTCTTTACTCTTATATTTTATCGGTCTATACAATACTGCCATTGCTTTTTCGATATTACTCATATCGTGTATATAAGTATCTAGATCTACGTACTCGCCAAAGGTCATTCGCTCTAAGTCTGGTATAAAACCAAACTCACTATCGCCCATTTTAAAGCGTCTAACCAGTTTAGGAGTTTCTTGCAGTATATCGTATAGCTGCACTACTATTCTTTCAAAATCGACAAGAGTCATAGCAGATGCTTGTTCGTAAGTTATACCGCAAAAGATCTCTACCATTTTAGTATTGATAAACCTCTCGCTATACTCGTCCTTATCGTTTGTATTTATAATCCTCTCGTACTGCTTATATTCCCTTAATGTAATATCCGATAGACTCGTAGGAACGCTTATTTTAATTTCCATATTTATATAACGCTTATGGTTAGAAAGTTTTTAAATATACGCAAAAAAAAAGAGGCTACTTTCGTAACCTCTCTCCTAACAAAATAAAACTCTAATCCTTAGGCGGTCTGCCCACAGGTCGTTTAACGTCTTTATTAATTTGCTTCATCATATCTCTATATTTGTTTTCCGTATGTGCATCTTCCATAGCTATTGCTTGTTTAGCCATTCTATAAAGGTGTGGTATATCATCTAGCAAGGCACGAGCATCAAATTCTATATACGCACCATCTTCTTTTCCGTAACCAATACTTTCGATATGCACCACACCATTTGTGCTGTGTAGTTGTATTGTTCTTAGTATAAATATCTCATTCATCGTATATTGTTTATAGTTGATACTATCCACTCCTCGTCTAGTTTAAGGTGCTTATAGTCATCGTTTCCCTTTAGTCCTTTTGACTCTAGGTGTGCTAAAGCGTTTCTAGTATGCTCTAAATCGTCTCTTAAATCGTCTAACTGTGTTCTCATTTCAAAGTATTTAGTAGTGTTATAATTATTGTAAGGAGTATCCCTATTAAAGACCACTCCACAAACTTGTATTTATTTTCCATTAGTCTCTAATTAAATCCAGTCCTAATTGATCCGCAGCATAGTTTATATGCTTTTGCGTAGTCATACTCCAGTAGCCTAGTTGCTCTAGAGTTTTAGTAGCGTAGTCTATCTTTGCCACTCTAGTAGTGTAACTCATAACGTAGTCTGCTCCATTCCAGTTTACTACTCTTAAATTTTGCTTGTATTTTTTAAATTGTCTCATCTTTTAAGTTTTAAATTGATATGTAAATATAAACAATTTTTAATAACTACCAAACTCTAGTCGTTAAAAACTGCTCTGCTTTGAGCCAGTACTCGCATACGCTCTTTAAAGTCTCCCTTTATTTTACCACAGATAGCAACGCATTCCGTTACTACCTCCGTACCTTTTTTAAGTCTTTTATTTTTATAAGACCAATCTTCAGACAGGATCTCTGTACGTCTACCTTGGTATCCCATTACCTCACGATCGGGAGTTTCTAATTCGTAGCAACCAAAGTATTTTCCTTGGTAGTAAATATCTACGTTATACTTTTTTATTTCAAATTCTACTTGCATCTTACTCTGTGATTAATTTATTAATAACTCCCATTGTAGTAATCATTTCGAAGTTGTCTCCGATTACTTTTCCAAGTTTAGCACCAGTAACTCCGATAAAAGGTATAACCTCTACCTCTGTACCTTTAGTGACTCTTACTTTTTTAGCTGTAATAAACGTTCTTTTAACTATCATTTTGTTATATTTTGATACACAAAGATACACCTATTTGAGTAACTACCAAACTTTTATTAAAAAAATTTAATTATTTTATGTAGTACTTTCCGTACTGGGGTCGCCCTAACTTATTTACAACAGAGTAACGCAGGGCATCAAGGCTATTGTTAAAGGCATCAACTGGCTTGTTAGTTAGCTGTCCGTTCTTATCCTCCACGTACTTATAGTTTCGTAACTCTTTTATCATATTTATACTATCGTCAGTAACGTAAAGCTTGTACCTCCTTATCATATCTATACCGATATTTATAGATCCTTTATAAGTCCTTTTGGTATTAAAGCCCATTCGGTTTAATTCCTCTATGCTTTTAGGCTCTGCGCTATCGCACCAAATCTCGTCTCGTCTATCTAGACCTAATCTTTTAAATTCGTTTCCTAGATCTTGGTTGGTCATTCCAGTTCGATAGATCAACTCTCTCGCGTACATATTATCGCCCTCAATATACGTCTCCACTAACGCAGAACTATCGTTAGAAAATCCAAAGTCGAGACCTCTCCCTATTAGCTTTGCAGTCGGAGGGATACTCGGGGTGGTTGTAAAGTTAAATACTAGAGATCTACTACGCCCTCGTTCTCCTAGACCATAGACACGCCAATACTCCTCGTCTATATGCTTTAGTCGTTCTATCTCTTTTACGATTACCTCACTCAAAAAGGTATTGTCTTTATAGGTGGTCTGATAAAACTCTACGTCGTCTCTCTCCAGTACCTTATCGTAGATCCAGTGAAACTCCTCGCTAGGATTATAGTCGATAACTATTTTCTCCGTAGTTCTAAATATAAGTTGTTGCCAATCTTCAAAGTTTAGTTCGTTAGCCTCATTAATAAAAAGTAAATCTCTTTTACGTCCTCGTATCTTAGTCGGTTGATCTAAACTAATAAACTCAATACGGTTACCATTTAGAAAATACTCGTAAGTGCTTTTCGAATGAAACTCCTCGTAATAAAGACCATAGGATTTAAGTATGTCAAATAGATCACGCATAACCGTACCCCTTACCGCAGGGAAAGTCTTACGCACTATCGTTATTGTCTTTCCAGTATTTTTAACGCAGTAACTAGCTATAATCCACAAAAGAATGTTATAAGTCTTCCCGCTCCTAGTTCCGCCTTGTTCAACTACGATTTTCTTTTTGCTCTTTTCTAGATGCTCAAAAACGATATTACTCTTTATCGTCGTCAATTCCTTTTATAATTTGTACGTCAAATAGTTTAGTGCCTTCAAAGTTAAGATCCATTTGCTGTCTCTCTACGTATCCTCTTTTCTTGCCTTTTGTTTTTAAATAGAATATAGTAGAGGGTGTATTGTTTCCTCGTATCTGCTCAAATAGTTTGCTTTCCACAAAGTCCAAAGCTACTTGCTCAATCTCATCGACAGCTTTACGAAACTCCTCGTCATCTTTAATCCAATCGTAAACTGTTGTCCTACCTACTCCTGTAATCTTACAGGCTGTAGTCTTTACTCCTAAGCTTTTTTCTAACGCTTCTAAGTATTGCTTTTTATTATGTTCGGTATGTTCGCTTTTTCTCATTTTCTTTTTGGTTCATTAGTAAAGGGTACGTCCTCGGGGTAGCTATCCCAAGCGATGTTATTTCTCTTGCCTTTTAGTATTTTAGGATAAAGGTAACGAGCATTTATTTTATGATGCAACCTCCCTCCATTCTTCTCTTGTTTCTCTGCGTGTATTGCAGTTGGAAACTGTATAGGTGTTACTAGGGATTTGTTTAGTAGTTTATTTTCTCTATATAGATCCGTTAAACCTCCATCTTGCTTTGCACTTGCAGTCTGGGCTAATACTAGACCACTTGCTAAAGATCCAGTAAAGTATCCCTCATTCATAATACCAACGAATTGCGATGTATCGTTATCTTGTATCCCTCTCTCTCCTCGGTATATGTATTTAGTATTTATAAAGGTTGTATTCATTACCTTGTTTCTTAGAACGTTTAGATACGGTACTGCAAACATATCGCCAGTCTGACTTAATCCAAATACGCCTATTTTTCTTTTAACCATAAACTCCCTTATCGCATCAAAAACATTGACTAGATCCTCGCCATTAGCCGACCTAGTATAGACAGCATACGGCCTAACTTGGTAATTCGTAGTATCGTCATCTATCACTAAATAGAAGTTAATACCTAGATCCTTTACCAAATCGTAAAACATATTACGAGCCTGTCCTGCAGATCTCCTGCTTACACTTGGTCTATGCACATAATCAAAACGAGCCCTAGCCTCCTCCATATTAAAGATATGCAAATTACAGCCCAGTAACTCTGTTTCGTTTTCGTAGTCCTCCCTATCGTCTGCCTCATCGTCTATAACGATATGTATTTTCTTGGGATCCCACCCCTTTTTTAAAAAGTACTTAGCAGTCTTTACGTTATAAGGCCTGTGATAGCTAGGTATTAATATATCGATCATAATTCAAAGCCCTCGTCTGTAAAATTATATATACGCAATAAATCGTCCTCTACAAATCCGTTAACGCCATCGTCTGTAAGAACGAGTCGCAATCTCTCTATCGCTTTTTGCTCTTCCTCGGTAGCATTAAAATAATAGTAGTTTGCTACGCTCTCGTAGTCTATCTTTATAAATCTATACGCAAAGGTTTTTAGGGTTTCTTTTTGTTTGTCTGTTAGATCAAACTCGTCCAACGCTTTTACCTTTTCGTTATACTTATCCAAGTTTAAGCACCACTCCAGTTTCAGTTCAGGTTTTTCTTTTGGCTCGTAGTACATTGATTTATATTCGAGTCCACTTAATAACTCGGTATCTTTTATAGTAGGTACTTTAACGCTCCAGTCCTCTAGGTCTTTAATATCCCATTCGTTTGCCAGTACCTCAAAATCCCAATCTCCAAAAGAAACGTTGTCTTTTACTATAAACTCCTTTTGTTGCTCCTCGGTTAGATCTTTAGCCTGTACTATATATACGTCCTCTAACCCTGCCTCCACGCAAGCCCTGTAACGCATATTACCTCCCAGTATTACGTTATCCTCATTTACTACAATAGGTCGTAGTTCTAGCATCTTTGGAAACTCCCTAATAGATCTTACTAGCTTTTCGAATTTATAATCCTTAATGACCCTTGGATTACTAGGATTAAGATTAATACTGCTTATAGGTACTTTAGTTGTTTGCATATCTATATAACGATTTTGTTATGTTGTTTTTACAGGATCTTCGTCTAGGATCTTATCGTACTCCCTTACTACTTCATTGTGTATTTTCTTTATCACTTCGCTAGGCATCTTTTCAATGTTCTGTTTAATATACCTAGTTTTATCACTATCCTTTTCGTAGTATCCTATAACGGCTTTTAAAACGTCATCTATCCTCCTATTAAATTTAGCGTACATATCATAGTTAACAGTAGCGTGAAGTACAGTAGCGTGATTTGGTTTCCACCCGCAATACTGCTCTATTAATCTTGCTATTTCGTATAGACTTAAATACCTAAACTTTTTAAGATAGAATATTAGTGCAGCTCTTGCCTCTACTTTTTCCCTCTCTCTTGTTTTCTTTAAAAATTTGTATCCAAACTCCAGTTCGAAACGTTCTGCTATTTTTTCAAATTCTCTTTTTCTCATCTTCCTGTTAATGTTCCTTTAATTATATAATCGTTTACCTCTACATCATTTTGCATAAAATAAGTAACGTAGGTATCTATTGCCTTTTCAACTTTACTTGCACCCTGCATATAAAAACTTTCATCGCAATCATATATTGCAATATCGAGTGTACCCTTATCTATCACTAGGAAACGAAACTCGCTATAAGGCACGTTAAATAGTTCGCAGTAAAGAAAAACTTGAATATCATAACCATACTTGAAACTGCTATAAGGAAAGCCCTTAATATCATTTGTAGTCTTAATATCTGTAATAGCGTTATCGCATAATATATCTGCTTTGCCTCTAAAGGGCATACCCATCACTTCGCCAATAACTGGCACCTCGTATTCGCAGTTCGTCATCAGTCTCAACGCCTGTTCGTTTTTTAGTACAGCGTCTGCCAGTCTCTCTGCATCGGATCTCTCTTTAGCAGTATATACCGTTCCGTGTTCCTCTACGGCCAGTTTATAGGCTTTAGAGTTCTTGCTTTGTACATCGACAAAGATCTGCTCGTTAAATTTTTCAGGCTCTAGCAAAAGACAATGCAACAGCCAACCGTCTCGCAATCCCTGTGAAGACCCTCCTCCGTATTTCTTAACGTAATAATACTTTTTAGGACTTTCGTATAGTAATTTAATTGCACTACTGCTCAAAGCTAAGTTTGAAAGATCTCCATAGTAGAAATCGTCGTCCTCCATTTTTTTTAGGAGTTTGTCTATTTGATATTCTTTATCGTCTAGTAGTGTTATTTTTCCCATCGAAAAATCTTTTTTACGTTATCCCACCAAACTAGGTGTTGAATTTTATACCATTCGTCTTCGGTGTACACGCTTACTATTTTTCCACTATGTACGATATATAATCCTGTTTTTGTTCTCATCTTAATACGGATATTCATTTAGCAGTAAATCTGCTAAAGCGTTCAACTCGTGATCGTGATCTTGCCAAATAGCTACTAGATCTCTATAAGGTAAACTCTTTAAATAGTTGAACTTTTCTTGAAAAGTCTCTAAATGTAATTGTTTTGTTGCTCCCATTATTTTTAATTTAGGTGTTAAAGATATTAAACTTTTTTAATTCCTGCTCTAGTTTCTCGATTTTTTTTTCGGCACGTCTTGCTCTCTCTATTGCTCTATTTCTATCTATCCTATATTCGCTCAAAGATCTATTATACATTTTACGATCCTCTTGCAGATTATTTACGTAGAAAGTTATCTGACTTATAGCCTTACTCATCTCCACCAGTTTAGGTGTCTCTTGCTTTTTAATAGCCTCCAATACAACGCTTGACAATAGCTCTATATTTCCGTAATACTGAAGATCCTTTAAGTTATTTATTTTATCGTTCATATACTTTTGTTATACAAAGATAACTCTTTTTGAGACTTATCCAAAAAATTTAATAAAAAAAATGATTAACTTTTGTGAACTATACTAGCTTGATCCTCGGTCAACAGATAGACTTCTTTGTTTTTTTTATTGCTATTCCAATATGAAGTACTTGGGCAATTTTTTGAAAATACCTCCATTTCTTTTAATTTATCTAGCCAAAACCAATACGATCCTTTTAGATCACTAACGTAATAAATCTTCACAATATCGTCGTCTAACGCCATTAGCTTATCGTATTTGTATTTCTCTAGTAGTTTTGTCTGATACCATTTATTACGAAACTTAAACTCTATAACGCATTTTTTTCCTTTAGGAGTAAATCCCTTAGCATCGTAGCAAAGATTTTTATCGCCAACCCATTCCAGTTGCCAATCGTCAAAAGTATTTAATGCCCAAATTAGTGCTTGTTCAAACTTATTAGTTGTTTCTATCCTTGTCATAGATGTCGTTTAACTGCGCTATCCAAGTCTTGATAGTTTTAGGATTGCAAGTGCAGGGTTTATAAAAAGAGTGATTATAGTATTTAGCGTGTAAAGTGCAGACCAAGTTAAATTGATCTTGATTAAGTTTGTTTCTTACATCCGCTCTAAACTGCTCCCAGTCTAACCGATCCAGTTTTTCCATTTATCCCCTACATTTAATTCGATATCGTTCCACTCTTTACGCCTACGATCGCAACCGCAGTCCTTACCTCTCCACTTACTTATACGTTTTACTATCCACCTAACACCAGTATATCGAGTAATGGTATAAACTAAGTCGCCCAGTCTCATAACGTACTTATTGGATTAAGGTCTTTATTTTTAATCTTATAAAGATTAATTTTCTTTTTTCCTTTTTTAGTTTTTTCTAAAAGTTCATCTAAAGAAACCCATCCGAGTATAAACAGCTCTGACGTTCTTTGATTAAAACTAGTAAAAATATAAGTATCTGCCTGCGTATTTTTTTCATTAGCTTTAAAACTATTTACAAACTCAGTGTCAGGATCTACATTAATAGCCATTGTTTTTACATCTATCTTACGGCCATAATAATGAAAGCTGCAATCCCCTTTGTCATCCAAAGGTTCGTATTTAATTTTAAAATAATTTTTTAAGGCTGTTTCTCCTAGCATACCGATATACTGATCCTTTTTAGATCCATTATCTGCATATCGCTTACCTGCGTTATTTTCTTTTACGTTTTTTAAAACGCTTTCTTTAAATTCTGCTGATAGTTTAATTCTCATTTTTTTAGTTTTTTATGTAGTAACTTATCTATTTTATTTTTAGTTCTATAAATAGAGTAGTAATCGATACCAGTCTTTTTTGATAACTCTAGCATTGAGTACCCCTCTTTATATATCAACTCGTATATTTTTCTATCGTATAGATGCCACGAGTTTATTTCGTCTTTTATTATTTCTAACTCTTGCTCATATTCTAGGCTATTAAAAAGTGTAGTAATTTTACTATACTTCTCCTCGACCCGTACCGTTTTTTTTTGTTTCTTACACCTATCTAAATACAGATTTCGTAATACCAAAAAAACGAAGTAATGATTTACCTCGCTTTTGTTAAACATCAAAGTTTTATTATACTTTCCTTTCCAGTCGTAGATCTTTAA